CACCACTATCCGTCTTGCGGGGCGTCCGCCGTGCCGTCGGCCGCTCCTCCGACTCCGTCTGGCCGGCCGCCTTCTCCAGCGCACGGATGCGCTCCTCCGCGTTGCTGAGCTTGGTGGCCGCCAGATGCAGGTGTTCGTGCAGGTAGGTGATCTGCTCTTGCAGCTGCTCCGCAGTCGGCGCCGAACCGGCCACCGACTGCACCCCGCCGGGGACTCCGAGGAGAGCGCTGGCTTCCTCGCGGGCGATGGAGCGGATCCGTCCGTCCAAGGGACTACTCATGCCTGCGGGTCCTCTCCGGCCGACGGCTTGTTCGGTACGGCCCACGTGAAGCCGAGGGCGACGAGGACGGCCATGCCGACGGTCCACCACTCCTCGCCGGTGATCTGGCCGTCCTGCGCTGCCGTGGTCACAGCTCCGGCCCCGGCCGCGAGCGCGGCGACGACGGCCTTCCAGTACTTCGAGATCTTCATGGGTCAGTTCCCTCCGGTGAGTGCGTCGCCGAGTTCGGCCAGCACGGTCCGTGCGCCGGCCTCCGCCGCGGCCAGTACTTCTGTCGCGTCCAGGCCGCCCGCTTCCGCGAGGGCCAGCACCGTGCCGCGCAGGGCGCCCAGCTCGGCGAGGAGCTGGGCCTGCCGGGCGTCGCTCCAGCGGAGGAACGTCCCTGCTTCGCGGGTGGGGTCCGTTCCTGCGGCTGCGGTCGGGCTCGTCAGGCGGTGAGCCCAGACGGCCTTGGCGATGTCCTTCAACTCGTCGGCGGTCAGAGTCACGTCGTCCTCCTCGTTCGGATTCCAGTCGGGGGCGTGCGCGAGCCGCGCGGCGACCGCGGCCCGGAACCCGTTCATGTCGAAGCTCGGGTCGACCTTCCCGGGCTGGACCTCCTTGTGCCCGGCCACCGACCGCTCCGACCAGCGGTGCACCCGGCACAATGCGGCAGCCCACCGCACTGCCTCGTCGTACTGCACGGCCGGATACGGGTCCGCACCGTTGCCGCGGTTCTCGATCTCCAGCCCGTACAGGACGTCGTTGCCGTCCGCGTTGGCCTGGTCGTCGACCGGCAGCGGCGACACCTCGCCGCGCAGCGCGTTCACCACGTCCAGGTCCACGGACCCGGCATGGTTGGTGCGGCCGTTGCCGAGCAGCCACAGGCCGTCGGTCTTCCCCAGCCAGGCGTGGCACAGCGGGCCGGGCAGGCCGGGACGGCCGTTGAAGCACAGCTCGCGGTCGTCGTGTCCGGCCGTATGGTGGATGAGCACGCCGATCACGGGGCCGAACGTTTTGCCCGTCTCGTCGTCACGCCCGTGAGTCCTCCAGCCTGCGTGCTCGTGCACCGTCAGGCCCTCGGCGTGCAGGGCGGCGAGCATCCGGTCGGCGGTCAGCGGTGTGGCCATCAGGTGCCCCCGTCCAGGTCGGCGACCGGCACGGCGACCAGCTCGACCCGGTCGTAGGGTGTCCAGTCCCCGGTCTCGTACAGCAGGCCGACCGTGCTGGTGTCGAGCATGACCATCGACGAGTACGCGGCATGCAGGCCGGAGATCCGGCGGCACGTCCGCCAGGTACGGCCGCCGTCATCGCTGCGCCGGATGCTCATCGCGATACGTCCGTCGGGATGCTCGGGGCTGGCATACAGCAGCGGTCCGTCCGGCACCTGGAGGAGGCTTCCGTGTACGACCGGGGTAGTGATCGTCCCCTGTACCCGGAACGCGGACTGCACCGTTGTACCCCCGTCGGTCGACCAGGCGTCCGCGCGGGTGCCGGCCACGGTGCCGTACTGGTCGCGGCAGTTGAAGTACAGCCGCCCATCCGGCAGCTCGGCCACTGAGACTTCGTTCTCGTTGAGGCCCCCGGTCGGGTTGGAACTCGTCCACGTGATCTGCCACGTGTGGCCGCCGTCATCGGAGACCAGGCCGTGCGTGCCGAGGTACTTGGACTCCGCACCCGTGTCGGTGCTGCCTGTGACCGGCACCCGGGAGTGGTTCGCCGGGATCGCCAGACGTCCGGCGTGCGCGCCACCAGTGACGGCGACACCGAGGCCGGGACCGGTGGCGTACCAGCGCATCCAAGTTGCTTTGGCCTGGGCGGTGATGTCGGCCGGGGTCGTCCAGGTGGTGCCGCTGTCCGTGCTGCGCTGGACGTACACCTGCCGGGTCGCCAGCCCCTTCATGACCTCCGCTTCGGTGGCGCCGCCGTCGTTGCCGCACGACAGGAGGACGAGGTTCCCGGACGCGGGGTCGGTGACGACCGCCGGATTGCCTGCGGTGTTGGTGCCGTGGCTGGTGACGAGCGCGAGGGGGCCCCACGTGGCGCCGCCGTCGGTTGATCGGCGGGACACGATGTCGATCTCGCCGCTGTCGGCGCTGCTGTTCTTGCGCCCTTCGGCGAGCGCCAGCAGGGAGCCGTCCGGGGCCACGGTGAGGACGGGGACGCGGTAGGCGGTGTAGCCGCCGCTGTTCGCAACATAGGGGACGGACACGGAAGCTCCCACTCAGAAGGCCATGACGAGGATGCGCCGGTTGGAGAACGTGCTGATGGAGGCGCCGGAGGTGCGGTATTTCATCGTGAACGTGTTGCTCCCCGGAGTGAGGCCGCCAACACCGGACAGGACGCTGGCCCTTTTGTCGTTGCCGGTGGCGACCCGCAGGTTCATCAGGGCTTCGGTGTCCGTCTCCGCACGGGTCGTCGCCCCGGAGACGTCGAAGGTGGTGCGGGCGGTCTGGCCGGAGGTGTCGCACACGAGTTGGGCGGTGACGAATACGAATGCGCTGGTGCCGGTGGTGAGGGTGACGGATGGTCCGGCGGTGGCGAGGTCGGTGTAGCTGGTGGAGTTGGTGGACTCGATGGTGTTGGTGATGGAGGTTGCCCAGGCGCGTTCGTTGATCGAGTTGGGTCCTCCGGCGACGAAGTAGCGGCCCTCGGTGGTTGCCTTCGCCGGGGCCGTCTCATTGAGGTTGTCACGGACAAAAGTGTTGAATTGAGCGGCGGTGAACACGCTGCCGCTGATGGCCGTCATCGGTGCGGTCCACGCCATCGCTGCTGCTCCTAGAGGGGGAGGACCGCGATGCGGCGGTTGTTGAAGGTGCCGATTCCGCCGGTGACCCGGTATTTCGCGGTGAAGATGTTGGAGCCCGGAGTGAGGCCGTCGAGGAGGGTGACGGCGGATGCGCGCAGCGAGCGGGCGGCGGCGACACTGCCGGGCTGGAAGGTGACCGAGCGGGTGTCGGATGCGGCGACGGCGGTTGCTCCGGACACGGCGAAGGACATGACAGCGCTGGAGCCTGCGGTGTCGATGGAGACGAGCCCGTACACGGCGACGAAGGCTGAGGTGCCGGTGGTCTTGGTGATGGCCGGGCCCGGGGTGGCGAGGTCGACGAACGACGTGCTGGCGGTGGTTTCGGAGGCGTTGACGAAGTCGCCGCCTGCGGTGCGTTCGGCGATGGCGTTGACGCCGGTGGTGACGAAGTATCCGCCCGCGTTGACTGCTTTGGCGGGGGCGGTCTCATTGAGGTTGTCACGGACGTTCGTATTGAACTGCGCGGCGGTGAAAATACTATTTGCGACGGCTGTCATGGGTGCGGTCCACGCCATCTCAGTGCGCCTCCTCGCCCATGTAGTGCGCGGTCTCTTCCCTCAGTTCGGCTGGGCTCTGTCCGTGCGGGATCCCGAGGCGGACCGCCTCGTCGTGACTGGGTGGGTACCAGTTCCGGGTGGTGGGCACGGGCCGTTCCAGGAGTGCCGTCCAGATGCCGTCGACGTCTGCGGGCCATTCGATGTCGGCGACCATGAGGCATCCGCCTTCGCCGCCGCAGTGGAAGCCGGCCTGTCCGGGTTGTAGGCGGATGGCGTTGGCGCAGTAGCGGCGGGGGCAGTCGGCGATCCAGCGCCCGTGGTTGACTCTGGCGCGTGCCGTGGGTGCGAGGAGCAGGACCATGGCGCTGACGGTAAAGACGACCCGCCCATGATCATTCCGGCGGTCAGGTGCCGAACACGCCCAGATCGAACTGGCCCCGAACCGGGTCGTCGAAGATGAACACCGTGTCCGGGTCATCCACTCCGATGCCGCCGAAGAACCCGTCGTCGAAACCGTGCGCGGCAAGGTCGAACGTGAACGGCGTCGTCGTGGCCGCCACCAGGACGCGCTCACAACCGAGGACCACCGCATGCACGGGCGGCCGTTCCGGGTTCATTCGGTCGACGGTGTGGGTGACCTGCTCGATGAAGAAATCCTCATCGAGACCCAGCTCGCCATTGGCGATCCTGATCCGGTCGGAGACCGTACGGGTGACGACCTGCACGAAATGCGCGTCGTCGCAGGAGACGACCCGGATACGGACAATGGGGCGCCGGGTGGAGTAGTGCGCGATGACGAGCTGCGCGACCGCGAGCGCGTCGGCGGACGCCACCCAGGGGACGCCCTGCTGGTAGGTGCGCTGCCCGTGCGTGGACACGGACGCCGGGTCCATCTGTGAAATCTTCGTGGTGCTGGCTTCCGGCAGGGAGGTGGCGCGCAGTTGGAGGCCGTTCACTGTGACCGCCCCCACCGCTGTCAGCCGTACCCCGGTGGACTGCCCCGACGTACGCGTCAGCGTCACCGTGAGGGTGCCGCCGGCGGTGGTGTAGTCGGTGTCGGCGACCGGGACGATGGCGTTGATGAACGGATCCGAAGCCGCGGCCTCCACCTCGCGCGTTTCCCCCGACGTGAGAGTGAGCGGGGAGCCGTACTCCCACACCACCGACGGCGCCGATTCCGGTATCCGGTCGGCGATGTCGAGCTCGACAGAGTTGATGATGTCGCGCCAGCCGTGCTCGTACTCGAACGGCGCCGTGTAGTCGAAGTCCATCAAGCGGGCTCCACAATCATCCATGCCACCGTCGATGTGTCGGCGGCGTTGGAGCTGGTGATGGTGAACGAGGTTGCGGCCACGCGCGCGGACACGCGCTGGAAGCCTGGCGTGCCGCCGTCCACCTGGGAGGTGAGGTAGATGCGGGAGTTGGCCGTCACCGCAGTCGTGGCGACCGTGACTGCGCCTGCCACCAGGACGGCTGTCCCCATCTTCGCGTTGGCACCCTCGGCGACCTGGAGTCCCCGGCCCGCTGTGGCGATGCGAAGATTGGCGGTAGTCAGGGACAGCGTGTTCGCGGCGCTCCGACCCAGCGTGATGTCCCGGGTCGCTGAGCCGGAACCCCAGGATGTGTCACCGCTGGCTTGAACATTCCACCGCGTCACAGAGTCACCAGTGACTTGAGCTTCCAGGGCTGCGTTGGTGGAAGCGCCACGGCTCGCCAGATAACCCCCCTGGGTCACGGTGACAGGTCCCGCGAAGTTCCAGGGCTCTGTGGCGGACCGGGTGGGTGCCGTCGTTGAACCGGTGGCCAGGCCCACGCCGGGGCCGCGCTGCAGGAAGGTGTTGGTGCCACCGTCGGTGAACGCCGTGGTCTGAGCGTGGAGATATCCGGATCCCAGGCTGACCCAGGTGGAACCGGTGGAGATAAATCCGATCTGCGGCGAGTTGGTTCCGGTTCCGTCATCGTCCACGCCGGGGTAGACGACGAGGCCGTCAACCTGGACTGGGGCGGTAGCAGAACTGGCGGCGAATCCAGCGTATCCGCCACCACCGCCATTGGCGTTGCGGCCATCACGGCGGCAGACGATGCCGTTGAACTGGAGGGTGGCGGAGCCGGTCGCGGTGATCAGGAAGCCGTTGCGTTCGCTGCGGTCGGTGGTGCAGCCATTCCATACGGCTCCGCCGGACCCGGTGCCGGTACCCCAACTGTCGGCGATATTCCAGCCCTGCTGACCAGAGAATTCGGACCGGCAGTCGGTGAAGATGGAGTTGGCCATAGCACTGACGTAATATCCGTGCCGGCCGCATCCGATGGCGCGGCAGTCGATGAGGGTACTGTCGGTTGCGCTCGCGAGGCGGAATCCGTCTAGGGTTGCGGTGGAAACCTGGACGTTGTTCAGATACCAGGAGAACGGATTGCCCGAGCCGTCAGTGACAGTCTGAACGCCCCGGTCGGTCACCGCGTCAATGCTGACATTGTGCATGACCACACCGTGTACGTCGCCCGTGGCCAGGATGCCTGTGGTTGTACCCGGCAGTACGTCACCGTCAATGGTGATATCGACGAACCGCTGTCCTTCAGACCGGGTGAGGTAGCCGCCCGACGCGGCGCTGACCATGGTGAGAACCGCTGTGCCGCTGAACGTGGACATCGGTTTGATGATGCTCTTCTGGATGTTGGTCCCGCGCATGGCGTATGGGCCCCGCAGGGTCACGTACGGCGGAATGGTCAGTGGCGCCGATATGCGGAACGTGCCTGCGGGAAGGTACACCGTACGGCCCTGCGGGACGGTAGCGGAGTCTGTGTACGCGGCGTCAAGTGCCGCCTGGATAGCCGTCGTGTCATCCGTCGTACCATCCCCGGCCGCTCCGAACTCGACGACATTGATGATCTGCCAGTCATTGATCTGGTCCTGCAAGTCCTGCAACGCGGCATTGAGCGGCGTATGCCAGCTCTGCGTTCCGAATGCGATCGGCGTGAACGTCATCAGGTGCCACCTCCATAGCCACACTCACCGTAGCCGCCCGTGCCATATCCGAACGTCGTACAGCACTCGCCCAAAGCGCCTGACGAGTACGTGGCCTGCGATGTCACTGAAGCCGCATGCAGCAGCCGGTGGTGCCGGTCCCGGTACGTGAACGTGCCGTCCGGTGCCACATAGGCGATGGCCGGCGGGCCCTCCGACCGCACCACGGCCTGCAATGCGTCGAAGGCGTCTTCGCTGTCGGCCCACCAGTAGCGGGGGTGGGTGGCGCCGGGGTCGAGGTCGCGGGCGGCGGTCCAGCCGACGGCGTCGAGGATACGGTCGATGATCTGCCCGGTGCGAGGTGCGGTGAGGATTTCGGTGGTGATGTCGAGGCCTTGGAGGAGGGCGAGTCCGTCGAGGGCGCTGATGTCCGCGGAGCGGTTGGTGTAGTCAGCGCGGAGGGTGAAGTCGTCGACGCGGCCGGTGAAGAGCGGGTAGGTGGTGCTGTCCTGGGTGACCTGGAAGCGGACAGGGCGGGCAGGCCCGATGTCTGCCGCGATAGGACTGTCGGGGCTTTCCGGGGAGTAGAGGCGACTCGCGTTGCACAGGATCATCTCCGTGCCGCCCACGGCGCCCGGGGACAGTTGGCGTCCCTGCTCGCGGCCGTAGGTGACGGTGACGCCGCTGTCGAGGACATCGTCGGTGACGTCGTCGTGCGGGCCGGTGAAGGTGCCGTCGTTCTGCCAGTCGACGGCCATCTCGTAGGTGGTGGTGGTGGAGCAGGGCACGGGTCAGCCTCCCCTTTTGGCGGTGGGAAGTTTGTTGAGGCGACGCAGGGTGTCGAGTTCGCGGATGAGGTAGTCGCGGAATTCCTGCTTGCTGCTGATCACGCCGCGGTTGGTCAGGTTCAGGTTGTAGTTGTAGTTGACCACCGTCGCTCCTCCGGTGCCCGTACGCGAGGCGCCGACCGGGAGCGCCCCGACCCCGGTGAGGGCGGGCGCGCCGGCGCGCAGGTTCCCTGCTGTCCCGGCGACGCTGCTCGACAAGGCGGCCACCGCTTGCTGCACCTGAGGTAGCCGGTCCTTCAGGCCGAGTGCGAGACCGAGCGTCGACTGCCGGCCCACCTCCGCCATCACCGTGCTCGGGGACTTGATACCCAAAGCTTTCCGGATCGCCTTCTGCATGCCCTTCGCGATCGACAGCATCAGCTGCTCGATCTGCTTCTGCTGCGCCCGCAACCCCGTCAGGAAACCCCGGCCGGCCTCCTTGCCCGCATCGAACAGGGCATCCGCGCCGAGCTTGCCGAGCGCCGTACTGGACCGCGTGACGCTGCCCTGCAACGAGTTGATCCGCTTGATGTAGTCCTTGCCCTGATCTGCCAAGGTCTGCGCGAGCGCCCCACCCTGCTCCGGCCCCAGCTCCAGCAACTGCCGCAGCAGGCCTTTCGACAAGCCCTTGGCCTGGAGTGCGCGGATATTTTTCGCGAAGTCCCGGATCGCCTTGTTCCCGCGCCGCAGGCCAGCTTCGATCGTGCCCGCGCTGAGGCCTTCCTGTCCGGCCAGGGACGACAGAGAGAAGGAGGTGCTGGCGCGCTGTGTCAGGTCGCCCGCGAACTTTTGGGCGGCGGCGACCTGCTGGGCGATCCGGTCGCGTTCGCGGGCCAGGGTCTGCAAGCGCCGGTTGCCCTGCTGGACGAGGGTGACGAGGCGGTCGTCGGTGCGGGTGGCTTGTCCGCGGAATGCTTTGGTGATGCTGGCCGCGATCGTGGTGGCGGTGCGGTTGATCTGGTCGCGGGTTCCGGTGAGGCCGTTGATGAAGCCGCGCCCGGTGTCGCGTCCGATCTCGGCGAATACCTTCGACGGAGAGCTGATCCCCAGCAGGCTCTTGGCTCCGTCGATGGCTCCGCCGACTACGTCCTTGGCTGCGGAGATGAGGCTTCCGGCCATGTCCTTGACGCCGTTGATCATTCCTCGGATGAGGTCGCGGCCTGCGCTGGCCAGGAAACCGCCGACGGCGCCGAAGCCGCTGCGGATCTTGCCGGGGATGCCGCGGGCGAAGGCGATGGCTTTGTCTGCGCCGGTGCGTACGGCGGAGTTGAAGCGGTTCAGGGCGCCGCTTGCCAAGGTGGCGAGGAGGCCGCCGAGGCTGGTGAGTGCGCTGCGTACACGTCCGGGCAGGGATCGGGCGAAGGTGATCACTGCGAGGCCGCCCGCGATGGCAACCTGCTTGAAGCGGTCCCAGGCGACCTTGCCGATCTGGAAGAGGCCACCGAAGAGAACACTGAGTGCGGCAAAAATCTTGCCGGGTAGCTGCTTCACCACGTCGAGGAGGGTGCTGAGGACGATCCCGATGACGCGGCCGAAGTTCTTGAACGAATCGATCAGGTAGCGGACGATTCCACCGAGGAGGTCCTTGAAGGCCTGCCATGCAGCCGACGCGTCACCCTGCAACAGTGCTGTCACCAACTGCACCGCAGGGATGACCACGTTGTTGAGGGCATTCGCGAGCTGGTCGGCGAACACGGCGGCGAGCTGCGCCACCATGTCGATGATCGGCGTGAGGAGCGGCAACAGGGCCACGAGAACGCCGCCAATGAGTTCGCCCAGGATCGTCAGCAACGGTGCGACGGCGGCGAGGAGCTGCCCGAATGACTGGCCGATGCGTGTGAGTGACGGGGCGATCGCGAGGACAACTTGGGCGAGGACCGGGAAGAGGGTCCCGGCGAGCATGGTCAACAGGTTCGCCACCGGTGTGATGATCGCCGGGAGCTGGGCGAAGATCGGCGCGAGTGCCCTGGCCAGGACGTCGGCTACCAGCTTCACGATCGGGGCGGCCTGCGCGAACACGTCGCCAATGGACAGCAGTAGCGGCACCAGTGGCGGCAGCAGCGACGCGATGAGGTTGCCGACGATGGGCAGGAGGGGGGAGACGGCGTCGATGAGAACACCGAGCGCGTCAGCGGCCGCGGCCAGGACTGGGCGCAGTCCGGTGATGATCGGGGACAGTCCCGCGCCGAGGGCCGTGATGAGCCGCT